CCGCAAAATTCCGGGGACTGACGTGACGCCGAGAGATGCGGTTGGCTTGAGGGCCATGATGCCGTTGACCGGGGCATAGCCGAAGCCCCAGCCCTTCACGTTAGCGGCGACGACGGTGCCGGCGCCTGCAAGGGCGACGAAGGTGCCCTCAATCTCCCAGATTCTTTTGCCGAGAATCAGCCGCGCTTTATCTGCATTTCTATTCGACATGGATATTTACCTTCCTATCTCGGGTCGTTCAGCCGAGAGTCTGAGTGGCGAATCACCACGTCCCTTGCAAATTATATCCGGGGGCTTCGCATCCGTACTGGAAGTAGCCGCCCATGCGCCACTGGTAGCCATCATTGTTGGCTTCGCGCAGCATTTTGAGCCCGTCGTCATCGAGGATACGCGGAACGCCCTTCGCAGACTTCAGAACCCACGTGTCCATTTCGAGCAACGCGAAAGTACCGCGAGGGATGTTCACGTCGGAGAACACCTTGATGGTGGAGTCCGGGCCTTCAATCTGAAGTGCGCGGTAGCCGATGTCGGCGTCCGTGCTTTCAACCGGCTCATAGAGCGCCTTCGAACCGAGACTCTTGACCAAATCTGCGCGGTCGAGATTGTTGATGAAACACGTGAGGTCCTCAGCACCTTCACGTCCGGCCAGTTCGGCCGCGTCGATGATGGTCTCTTCCTTGTTAGAACCACCACCGGAGTAGCGGATGCCGGCGAGACGCACGACATCCACGCTGCGGTCAACACCGAAGAGAGAATCGCCAGCCGTCGGAGCAACTGCCGGGAGCCAGCGAGCAACGCCCGCGGGACCGAGGCTATAGTCGCCGTTCCTGAACAAGAAGTCCGTCGTTGATGCGCCAGTCAAGGTGCTGATGTTGGCGTTGAATGTCACGGTGCCCGCAGTGCGGTCGACGGCAACCACCGTGAGAGGGCCACCGGCGCGAACACCCGCAAGAGCGCCGCCGTTGTTGTAGCCGTCGTCGACGGAGAGGTCGACTTTCATCTGCACTTCGAAGCCGACGATGTCCGCTGCCTGCAAGAGCGTGCCGACCGTCGTGGCCGTGGAGCTGTTGTTCAACCGGCCGCGCTGCCCGCCGCCGTTGCGCCAAGCGCAAATCTGAAGGGAGCGGTTCAAGTTCCGCATCGAACCTTCCATTTCGCCACGGAGCGTGTTGTAGATGGTGTTCTGATCACCATCGCCAGCTGCGAGGGCTTCTCCACTGATGCCGCTCACCTGGTAATCCTTGGCGCGCGTCAGGAGGAAGCCAACATCCGAGCTACTCGATGCGTTGGCCATCGCCACCTGCAAGTTGAATGAGCCGCCTTGGGGAGCTCCGTAGCGGAGAGAAATTCGGGCGTTGTTACCGCCGAACTTTTCGTCTTTCCGAATTTGCCCAATAAACGGGGCTTTTCGGTAAAACATCTGATGAAAGACTTTTTGGTCGTACCTGGTCTTCAGAATATTCGTTAGTGCTGCAATAGTTGCGTCGCCTGCGGGCATGGGAAACCTCTAGAATCAAAGAGATTGAGAGTTTCCGGCGCAATGATTGCGGAATCTACTTCTTCTTGGGCATCCTAGCGATGGTGTCGGCTTGAGTGGCTTTCCTCAGTGCTGCGAGGTCGGCTTCTATCTCTTGCTCTCGTGTCATCTGCTTTGCCTGAGATTTATGAGTCCGCGGTGCGCCGTTCCCAGTTGCTGGTAGGGATGCCGATTTGGGATTCGGCGATACAGCGGCCGTCGCGGATGAGGGGGCGCCAAGGTACATTCCACGGCGCTCCTCTCTTGTTTTATACACCTTTTCTGCATGCTTTTCAAGGTATGCCGCAACTTCTCGACCGTTGTACCTTTTGCCCTCCTTTTGCGCCCAGTCTGAAACTTGACGCGCAAGGTTGTAGACCTCGTCCTGCGTAAATTCAGCATTGAGGTGCTTGAACTGAGAAGCTTGCTCGCCGGTGGTTGCCCAGAGCGTAAATTGCCGGATGACATTCTCCGACTGGCTCCTGTTGACCTCATTGACGCGGCGCTGCTCCTCCTCGTCGCGCTTCTTCGAAGCCTCACTCATCGAGTTGAAGCGCTCTTCAAAATCTCGCCGCTGCTTCTCGAGCTCCCGCTGCAAATTCACAACTTGAGCTTCGGGTGTGCCTTGCGCGACGAACTCGCGGAGGTAGTTGGCGGCTTCTTCGCCTTTCGCACGAATCAGCGGGTTGCCGGACTTCAACTCCCGCAATTCCGCTTGGAGGGTGGCCATCTCCTCGGCGATTTTCTTCTGAGCTGCTGACTGCTGCTCGACATGCGCGCGCTTTTCGTCCTCGAAAGCCTTCCGCTGTCGAAAGAGCTCGTCGGACTTTCGCTTCGTCCTCTCTTGCCTTGCTCGCAGCTCGGCATTGAGGCGCGCTTCTTTGGCCGCTTCCCCCGGGGTCGCCGGCGCTTGAAGGTCCGGACTTGGCGCCGCTCCGTTCAATTCCGCAGCAGGAGTCTCGGTCGGTTGAACCTCGGGAATCACATTCATCGTCATGTCGGCATCACTCCGTTAGCGCCCGGCGGGGGCATTGGTGCTCCAGGTTGTAGCGGCCCACCTGGTGAGGGCATCGGTGGCGCGCCGAGCGGCGGACCTCCGGGGTGCGGCATTCCAGGACCCATTGGCGGTCCCATAGCTCCAGGTGGGGGCGCGGGCGGCTTCAGCATTCGGTTGCACTTCGAGATGAAGTCGCGCACCAAGCCGAGGCAGCTTTCCTCTACATCTTTGCGCGCGGCGAGAAGGTACATCTCGGTCGCCAACTCCACGGCCTCGGGAATGTTGATGAACGGCTCCGGCTCCCAACCGCCTTCACCGCGAAGCATCATGCCCACCTTCTTCTCGACCAATTTGCGAGACGCCAACTTGCGCTTCTCCACTTGCAGCAAATCGGGGAGGCCAATCATCTCGACGACGTCATCGGGCTTGAATACGCCCAGTTGCAGCATATCTTGCGCAGTGGACAATTTGCCGGGCAGCGTTCCCGGAAGCGCGGACGTAGATTCGACGTACATCTGAAAGTCGTCTGGCTCCTCGAGAGATGCCCAATCGATTGACTCGAAGCCATCGTCCGCGGCAGAGTGGACCTCGTAGGCACCCTTTTTGGCGAGCGCTTTGGCGGCACACGCAATGAGCATCCCGTCTTCTTCGACCGCACTCTCGAATCGCTTACCCTTGTCGAGGAGCGTCTCCGTCTGCTGGTCGGCATAGACGCGCTGGGCCTCACCTGAGTCGAGGCCCACTGGGCGTTGGGCTTGGGCGGCTTGTTGGTTGACACCAGCGAGCTCGTAATATTTAGCGACCAGATTCCAGAGATGCTGATAAATTTCTGGGGGAATGATAGTCGGCGCCATATAGACCGGCGCCGTCCCCGCGTACTGAAGAATTGTAGTCAAGTCATTATTTATATGACTTTTTTGAACCTTGGAGCCCATCTCCACCAGGTAGTGGCCCTTAATGAGATGGTGGCCGTTTTGAATCTCGCGCACCAACTTATTTATTTCAGCCTGGATGCCGGCACCGATTTCCACAATTCCCTGGCCGTAGAAGCCGACGATAGGGTCACTCCACCGATACCAGGTAAGCTCTGTCTTGTACTCTTCAAGGCATCGATCGATGAGTGTGACATTCTCCACGCCCATGACGTAGCGGCCATCCGAAGCCCCTACCCCGCTCGGACGATGCCAAGCTTCCTCAATGCGCACGCGGTTGGCAATTTGCGCAAACCCAAACTCAGCATCGTTGTCGCGCAGCCCCTTCAACTTCTCGACCATGTCGAGCTTGTAGGCGATGGTGGCTTCATCCCCATCGGCATACCAGTTGCAATCGTTGTCGACGTTGACGCCCATCCGATGCATCAGCACACCCTTGTCGATGTAGTAGCTGAGGTAAATGCATCGCGGCCCATCCCACAAGCTTCCGCCGTCGGTCATCGCTTCGCCATCATCGACGAGCACTTCCCACGGCATGTAGCGGAGCACATCGACGTTCTTGCAATCGTAATTTGGGCGGATGCGGGTAAATCCGGTGCCGAAGACGCAGCCATCCCGGCCCTTCGCTACACTCTTGGGGTAATATTTGGTTTGGCGCATGGCGCCGTCGATGCCGAGTTCCAGTTTCTCCGCGGCGTCCTGCTTTTCATAGTCTCCGCCAACAGTTGCAACACTGACGCGCGGATGACTCTTGGAGAAGAGACGCGCCACTACAGCATCAACTACGTTGCGCGTCACCGGAAGACTGAGACTCGAGCGGCCGATTCCAGGAGTGCTTCGGACATAGGTGTCGACTGCGAGCCCGCCGCCCGCGGGAGGAAGTCCGCCGGCGTACATGCTGCCGTAGAGGAGCAAGTCGCGCTTGCGGTCCTGGTTGCGCATGATGTCGTTGATGACCGCGTGGAGCTTCTCGTGCGCCTTGGGGTCTTCCTCATTGAGCGCGTCTTCGGGCCGCAACCACCAAAGCTTTTCGGATTCGGCATTCATATTGCTTACATCCTACTGCTCAAACACGGCCGGGTCGATGAGCATGTCAATCTTCGCGTCGGGAATGTCCCAGTCACCCATCCGAGCTCGAAGCTCCTCGCGGGCAGTCTCGATGCGCAATTGTCGGCGAGCTTCGGGGGTGTTTTCCCGCCCGAGCTTCTCGATTTTGGTGGGAGTCCGCGGCTCGGGGCCAAGCATGATGCCGAACGCGGACACAACACCGAGCTCGCGCATCATCGCGATGGTCGCACGGAACCGCTTCTCAATTCTCTCGTCGGCGAACTGAATCCACTCGCTCATAGCCATCGCTGCTCCTCTTGCATCTTCTCAACATCTTCGAACGCCAAGCGCTCCAACTCCGCCGCCATTCGCGCAATCTGCTCCGCCGACCCAGCCTTTGGCTTCTCCTCTTTCGGAGTCTCGAGGTAAGCCATACACGCGCGGAACCCATAGAGGGCAGCATCGGCCGCATGATTCGAGAAGCCCTCGGCCTCTTTCAGCCGATTGTCGTTCCACGGAAGACTTACCCATTCCTCCACCAAATTAGCCGTCGCTGGGCCCGAGACCACTTTCACCCGCCCGAGAGCAAGGTCGGAGTTCAACAGGCGGATGTAACCGAGCTTGTTGGTCTTCTCAGCCGGACTCACCGCAAGACTGAATCGGCTCAGGAGCTCGGCTTGGAACAGCTTCCCCATTCCACCAACGTCGCCCACGATTTTGATGAAGTGGTAGATGCCATCCAGCGATGAGACCTCGGCTGCGACATCAGCCACCAATCCTTTGAGCCGATACGCGCGGACGACGTAAATGTGTGGGTCGTGGTCTCGCCACCCCAAAACGCAAATGCCGTTCTGGTCGACGACACCGAAGTCCAGGGAGCAGATGTAGTAGTCGAGCTTCGGCAACTGCGCGGGTGCAACTTCATTACGCTGCTCGTTGAACTGCTCGTAGACGAGCCCCCCACCATCGCGAATCCACACCCCTTCGAGGAGCTGCTTACGGGTCACGGGGTCAAGGCCGGACAACGTCACAACATAGCTCTCTCGGTCGAGATGGAAGTTGTCGGCGAGATGCGCCGGCACGAAAGGCGCTAGCGCGGTGTCGGGGTTGACGAATCTCTTGAACACCCAGTCGTGGCCAATGCCGCCTGGATTGCTGGCCGCACGTATTCGGAGCGGTATCTTGCAAGATGCACTTCTTCGGCAACGGCTGGTTAAATAGGAGTAGCGGCTCTGGGTAAATTGGGTGAGCTCATCAAAGCCAATGAACTGATACGCGGCGCTTTGGTAGCGATACTTGTCCATCTCGGTGTCAAGGTACCCAAAGGTGATACTGCTACCGGCGGGGAATTCACACCTCTTCTCCTTGGCGTCCCAATGAATTCCAGGAATTCCGGCCCACCATCCTTCGGCGCGCGCCATGATGGCATCTTCTAGAGAGAGGTCCGTGTAGGACTTTCGAAGGATGAGGGCTGCGTACCCTGGGACGTGCAGATATTGCGCGGCCGCCATCAAGATGGCATCACTCTTGCCGCCGCCAGCAGCTCCCCCATAGAGTGCCTCGAAGCAATCGAGTGAGAGAAATTCCTGCTGCCGAGGAAATGGCGCGTGAGGCACGTAGTTTGCCGCCACCAGCTTCCGCCGCCGCACCTCATTCACTGCTGCGGAAGCATCAATCCTCACACCGTGTCTCGCTTCTTGAGCCCATCCGCACTTAGATTCTGAGTAAATTCGCGCCCCTCAGACGCAGCACCAGGCGCAAAGAACGCGAGCCGGCTGATGATATCAGTGAGCCGGTTGCCGCTCCAGCCTGGGCCCTTTTTGATGAAGACGCTGCTCTTCTTCACCTCATGGACTCGAGGACTTCCGTGTATCTGAACACCTGTCGATGGGTCAATCGCCACTCCGTCGCAGCGCGCCCAAATCTCAATCATCGAGTCCGTCTCGTTCTCAAGTCCGTAAGCGTCAACACCTCTCATGCAGAGGGCGCACTTGGGCCAGTTGGCCACTCCGCGGGCAGCAACCTCACGCGGAAGAATGAGCCCACTAGGAGGAGCTCGGCGGGACAGGCGACGCATGAAGCTCATGACTTAGGCCACCCATCCGGCGCCGCATCGCCACACTCATTCGCGTTCCTACTAATGCATAGCCCACATGCGCCGCCCTTGAAGCTCTTCGTCTGCTTCACTCCGCACCAGGCGCACCGCTTCGGTCGACGATTGCGGATAAGGTCGCGCCCCATCAGCAGGACGATGGGGGTCGCGATACCCATGGCGAAGATTGCAAGCTCGTTCACTTCTTGCCCAACTGCTTCATGGGCTCAACTTCACGCCACTGAAGCACGTTCTCACGCGGCACCTGCTCCCGAACACCACTCTCGGGGTGTTCAACGTAGACGACGGAGCGCACCGGGTCGTACCAGAGGTTGAACCGCTGGCGTGTCTTGAGACGATTGTTGGGGTCAACCACCGTAGCCAAGACTTTCTCTTTGGTCGGATACATGACTGCACCATCCTGGTTGTAACCGCCCGGCGCGTTGATTGCCTCAATGAACTCGACCCGCGCCAACTCGATGCGCTCCGGCGCCATCTCTACTTCTCTTCCTTGAAAGCTTCGAGCTCCTCGGGGGAGCCGGTGTGAATGCGGCTCCTGGCGCCGCCAATCATCTTGTGGCTCTCCTGATGCGAGCCATCTTTGCCATGCATCTTGTGCTTGCCCTTGTTGTCGATGGCCCCGTCTTCGGTGCCTTCATCTAGGTCTAGGTCTGCCACTGTCTTTTTCTCCTTATGCTCCGGGAGCTTCTTGCCTTTTGAGGCCGAGTCCCATTCGTTGACTGTTTTCTTGCTGATGTCGCCCCGCGCTTCCGCCGCGTGGAAGAAACGTCGTTGGGCGTCGGACTTGTAGGGCATGATGAGATTCTAGCCGCTCTTCTTCTTGTCTGCCAACGCAGACCGCTTCAATTCGGCGGCTTCCTGAATGGCTGACTCCAGGTCCTCAAGGGGCACCTCGGCGAGATTGTTGTTGGCCGCACCGTTGCGCAAGTGGACCGCGCCTTCCTTGGTGATGTCGCCCCATTTAGTGCGATTCTTCCGTTGGAGCCACCAAGCCGCACCCTGCCATCCCCCACGCCCAAACCTGATGATGTCGACTGCCTCGTCCTCAGCTGCCGCCTCCGCGTCCCGAATCTTCAACGCGAAGTCCAAGTAATCAGGGTTGCCGGCTCGAGCCTTCAAGCACCATTGGTTGAAAGTGCTGGGGTTGACGCGAGCCAGCGCGCACGCATTGAGGCGAGTGTTGCCGCGCTTCAACGCATCGCAAAGTCTGCGCAGCACCAAGTCATTGAGGGCAGTCGGTCCGTTGCCAGGCATGAGTCTAAATCTACTCCCTACAGCGCTTCCGCGCAACTTCGGCGCAATCAATAATCGCACCGGCCACGTTCCGCTCCACGTCTTCTACTTCTCGAATGTGAGGGCCCGGGCAGCACCGGTGAAATGCTTCTCCATGCGGCGTTCGATGCTCCCACCCGCACGAAAAGCAAACGCGCGCTCGGGCGCTCATGCCTCTTTTCTCGGAGTCCTCTTCGAACGACTCTTCACCGTGTGCTTGAGATATTTCTTCTCAATGAGTGCAAGAAGCTTGGGGCCCGGAGCAAACGTCCCTTTCTCCAAGTTGCACATGTGCGGTTGCTTGATGCCAAGCTCCATCCCCATCTGCGCCTGCGTCCAGCCCAACTCGAGCCGCTTCTTGCGAAGTGCGAGGCCAAACTTCTTAGAGCCATTGCGCATCCGGTCCTCAGGCGCCCAGCCCTTAGGTCCACGCTTGCTCTCAGGTTTCCGCTTCGCCGGCTTCGTCATCTTCGGCGTCTTTCGCGGCCCCTTGCTCTTTCGTTTCTGCTTGGAGACGATGACGCTCACATCATCCGGAGTCTCCAAAAGCACGGCCTCCTCATCAATATTCATAAATCAGACCATCTTTCCGCGTATTTAAAATCTACAGGTAAAATAAGCTTTCCACCAGCAGTGTCAATAGGCCGAGACCAAATCTCCGAAATTATTTCCTTTGCCGCGTTGAGTAAATCATTCGGAACGTCATAGATGCAAGCATCATGCACCTGCGCAACTAAATATGGCCCAATTATTGATTCTGAAAGCTCGATGGTCCTCGCGTTCATGATGTCCGCCAGTCCACTCTGAATCGGATAGTTGGCGACCTCAGTGGTCTTTGGGTACCAACCAAGCCACCGAATCCTCCCCAAGAACGGCGTCCGCATGTATCCGACTTGCTGCACGCGCGCGTGGTTGGTGTTCACCCATCGATAGTAGGTGCGATACGCCGAACGAAGCTTGCTCAGGATGAGAGTTACCGCCTGAAAACTGACGTCGAACCCCTTCGACCGCAGCGTAGCGAACACCTTCTCGGCCTCGGCGTAGTAGCTGATGGCGAACCCCAGGTTCTTCGCGATGTCCCGGAACTTCTTGCCCCGCGCCGGGTCTTTCATCGCCGCGCCGTCAAGAAGGCCCATGCGCGCAGCCACCGGGAACACCGCCTTTGCGTTGTTGGCATGAACGTCTCCCCGACACGCCTCAATGAAGGTGGCGTCGTTGGAGAGGTAGGCGGCAAGCCGCATCTCCGCCTGGGAGACGTCGTAGTATACGAACGTATGGTTTTTGCGGGGAACATATATCTCTCGGACTCTTGACTCCGGAGCCTCATTGCTGTAGCGCGGCACACTCTGAAGCCGACAAGACAGCCGGCCACTAACGGTCCCGAACGGCTTCCAATTGTAGTGCGCCCTTCCGCGAAGAAGATGCACGCCCTTCTTCCCAGGCCCGCCAATCGCATCCACATAGGTACTCTTTACCTTGTCTGCCACACGCCACGTGAGAAGCGCGGTCGCAAACTCAGCATGCTGCTGGTTGCCACCCATCCGTAGCCCCTCGAGTGTCTCATTACTCGTGGCAGCCAACCCTTTGGGAGTCACGGCCACGAAGCGCGCACCCAAGGTGCCAAACAGATGCTTCCGAATCTGCCGGTGGCTTCCAGGGACAAGATGAGGGTCATTCACCATCCGCCGCATCTTGTCTCGGAGCTCATCACACCTTTCAGCAAGCAGGTCGCTGAGCTCGTTCTTCCGCTCCTCGTCAACTCCAATCCCCGCCCGAATCATCTCCCGGCAAACAGCGGCTAGCTTCTGGTCGTGCTCATACACCGCGCGCTCCGGCTCCAGGTCGCTCTGCATCCGTTGCCAACTCAGCATCGTCAACCGGGCATCCGCAGCGTTGTACTTGCAGAGGTCCTCCCCGCTCAACTGGTCCGGCGTGCTTCCCTTCTCGTCCTCAGACCCGCCCTTGAACAGCCGCTTCCACGGCCTTGAGTCGGTATAACAAGAAGCTACATGGTCAAGCCGCTGCGGCAGATGGGAAGCAAATGCATGGTGGGCGAGAAGCGTATCGTGGCAGTTGGCAAACTTCATCGGAGCGACTCATAAATAAACCCCGCAAGGATCGTGCCGACAAGAGCACACGCCACAATCAGAAGCACAAATACTAGCCATCTCACCATACGACACCATGATTCTCCAGGACCAACAAGTCAAAATTCTGTCCGTTGTGAAATATGACCTCGTCTCGGCTTGCAAGAAATATAGAGACCTCTTCAGCATATTTATCATGCCAAGGCCAAATCTCCACAACACCGCCCCAAGAATCAGCGAGACCGAGACTAAGAATGTTACATTCGAGCGGCTTGATGCCGTCAGTCTCGATATCACAACTCACTTTCATGCCTAGATTCGGTATGAGAACCTCCGGCCCTCCAACACTATATTCACACTCATCTTCTAATGCCGCGACACCGCAACGCCCCCCGCGAGCATCACCTCGAATAACTCGGCCCACACGTCGAAAATCTAGCTCAGAGATGGGCTTCCAAGTGTCCGCCCTCAACACGAACGCCGGATGAATTGATGGGAGAACAATTCGGCCACTCAGCTTCTGGCGTCCCCGAAGTGTCTCGCCGGCCAAAATGTCCCGCTTGAACGCATCCTTCACAACTTTCTCTTCGATAACCGGAGCGGTCCAAATGAAACCGCGACTGGTAAGAATGTTACGTACTCCCAGGACAGAGCGCGCAGCTGATTTCCCCAATGCCACAATAGGAGCCTTCTTTGAGAGGCCCGCCAACTCGTTGAGGAGACGGGGCGCGCAACACTCCGCGGCACGTTCATTGTCTTCATCGCTTTCTCCTCTACACAAGGCGGCATTCGTGATGTGGCATTCACTTCTTGAAATCTTGGCGTCCCGCCGCAGACGCTCATCGAGGAACTTGCCACTGGCGCCGACGAATGGGTCGCCCATCTTCTCCTCCACGCGGCCGGGTCCCTCACCCACAATCACCAGGCGCAAATTCTCCGATGCCGGCGTGGGGCCCACTGCGATGCCATCTTTGGCCAACGGGCACAAGTCGCATCGCGCACCCTGCAACCGCGCATTCTGCTTCACCGTCTCATTCGATTCGGCCACGTCTTCTCCTCTCCAACACAATTAGAACAGCAGAGAGCGCGAGGCTCTTGTGCCACCCAGTGACACTGTCCGGCATCCGCTTGATACGGTGCCGAACCTCGGCAATGAGCCAGTCATCCTCCTCGTTCGCCGCCGCCACATAAATATGACATCGGGGACAGAGCCCGGCAACCAAAATGCTGCGCGTAAAATCATTATGGCAACGACAACATTTCCCCATCATGGGGCGATGGTATCGGGATGGCCGGCTCTTGGCTCAGCAATCAGGTGCGTGTCAATCACACATCAAAGATGAAGGGTCTTATACAGACTCGCTCATAGGACGGACGTCGCGCCATGAGTTACTGATGCCCAGTGCAACTGCCAGGAATCGAACCTGGGATACCCTCTCCTCAGAGGGGGCCGTTTTCCAAAGCGTCCGGTTGCTTGGCGCCAGTATCATCGGTGCCATATGCCCTTTATTTACAGCCAGTCGGTCGAAGGGAACGACCGAGTGCAACCGGCAGGATTCGAACCTGCACGCATCAAAATGGCACTCCAATGCCCCGTGTGCTCAGTTGCATCGGCGCCAGATTTTCCCTCGGTGCCATAGGGGTGAGCCGCCTGTTGTGCAAACTCACGAGGGGCTTTGGCCCCCCTTTCTTGCGCTCCCAGTTTGTTGTCAGGGCGGGGAGCAAGACCTGCAAATTGGTTACGGTGCAGGAGGGGCAGCAGGCGTGTTGGCCGTGATGGCCGCCGCCAGTGCCGTCTGGGAGGTCGCCAGCTGCGTCTTCAACGCGGCAAGCTTCACCGGGTCGGTCCCGGCGCTCTGAAGGGCAGCGGCAAGCCCCTGGATGAGGGTGATGGCCGACTGCTCGACACTGGTATTCGCGGCAACTTGGGTGGTGAGGTCGTCAAGTGCACTCATGATGAACGTTCCTTCTTGGGTGAGGAGCTCTTTGACCTGCGCCAGTCGCCGCAGAATGGCATCGAGCTTTTCGTGCAGTTCGTTGTCGAACATGGGGCCCATTATGCCACGCGGCGGGCGGCCGCTCAACCCTTCAGGCAACCTGCCCGGTCCAATCCGTCTCTTTCAAGTGGCCACCCATCGCCTGGTCCACTTCATTCGTCCTCTGCATTTCCAGGTTGCGGAGCTCGACCACGTAGTACTCAGCATGACCGCTGTAGTCCGTGTCTCCGCGGCCCCGTGCTTCCCAGCGGAAGCCCTTGGGGGCTGTCATCGTCTGGGCAACTTCGTAGGCGGCGGCGAATCGGTTGTACTTGGTCATCTTCGCATCCTTCTTTCTGGTGGGTTCCTGCTCCCCACAACCAACACTATATGTTCTATTTAGAA